TCTCTATTTTGTTTACTTTTTTTAATTCTTGGTATTTTTCATTTATAGTTATAAAATTCTCATCCTCCCATATTTCTAAAGATATTCCATTATTTAAATTAAGCTCTAAACCATGATGGAACTTTATAAACCCTAACTCTTCTAATTCTGATACTTTCATTTCAATAATTCTATTATTGTTTTATTTTTCTTCATAATTCATTTTATAAACATGTCTTTTAAATTTACCGTATTTTCTTTTTAATCTTAACTCACCATTTTCAATAATACAATCGTTTGCATTCATTATGTAAGTTTTTGGAGTAATATTTATTAAATCTTTACATTTTGCTTTCATATTCTTTTTTGTATAGTTCTAAAACGTGAATAGTTTTGTTAATGTCCTCTATAAAGTTACCTTTTTTTCTTGACCTTACAATACGTTTAATGCAGTCAAATTCCCATGCATTAAGTTTGTGTTGTTCTGCAAATAGATAAAGGCTTCCATTTGAGTTGTCATAGTGTTTTGGTGCTTTGTATTTATCTACAACTTTTTTAATTACATCAGAATCATAATTTATTGTATATTCTTCTTTAATTTTAAATATAGTTCCGTTTGCATCTTCAAAGTCAAATAAGTGTACGTTGTGTAATTCTGACTTTACAGCAAAATCTGACCATTTGTTATCTACTTCAATTACTGGATATTCTTTATTTTTTATTAAATCTTTTTTACCATCCTCCATGAAATAATCATCTACTGCGATTAACTTTGTTCCTACTTTAATTTCACTCATCTTTTAAAAATATATGTTTAAATTGTTCTAATGATTTAACTATAAAATATTTGAATCCTTGCAAAGATACAATTTTTTCGAAATCTTTTTGCTTTTCTGATTGTTTTCCTGTTAAAGTTTTCACTTCAATAAAAATAGTTTCTCCATTATGTAGAACTATTAAATCAGATACTCCAGCAAGAAGTCCAGTATTAACCTTTCTTTTCGTTTCTATTGCATTTATTGAATCGTTAGGTACACTAAATATACATTGTCTTGGATTGTGATGTTTAAGACAAAAATTATTGTTGTACCAAAGCACTATTTCTTGTTGTATTTTATTTTCTGATATTGTTTTCATAACTATTTGATTTTTAATATTGTAACCTGTAACCTTTTTTTTCGCTAAACTTTTCATCTCAAATCTATACTTTTTTATTTTTAATGATATTATATTCTCTTATATATATATCTTTTATAATAAAAATATAGGTTACAGGTTACAAATAGGTTCACATTACTGATTTTAAATAACTTAGATATGTAACCTTAAATGTTTACTTTAGGTTACAAATAGGTTACAAGGTTACACTTTGAAATATAACAAATAACCTTTTTTTATTAAATCACCTATTCTATGTGATTTATAATCAGAAGCTTTGCTATTTATAAACTCTTTATATTTTTCTTTTCCTAATATTTTAAACAATTCTTTTTTACCAACAATTTTTAATTTTTTATATTCTAAATCAGGATGTAATTTAAATTCATTAGTTGAAAACACGAAATCTTTTTCTTTTGTTTTTGCATATGAAATAATAAAATTATTCATTTCATTCACTTGTTCTATACCAATGTACAAATCAATATTTGTTTTTACTTCTTCATCTGATAATTCAAACCATTCCCCTTTTAATCTTTTATTACTAAACTTTAAATGTAACAATGTTTCTAATTTTTTAGGCTCATTTGTTATTATAAAACCTAATAACTCACTGCCATAAGGAGCATACGTTTTAAATTGTTCAAACCTTTTTAAAGGGCTTTCACTGTTTGAAAACCCAATCTTTACAGGGCTTAACCCTATGTGTCTAAAAAAATAAACACAACCTTTATTTTCCATAAATTATATTTTTAACAAATATAACAATAAAAGACACATAAAACAATTAAATATGTAACTTTTTTATTAAAAAGGCATATTATCCTCATTTGTTTCAGTTTTTAGATATAATTTAACTCCTTTTTTCACTCCTCCCATCCATCTATTGGAAGAATATATTAGATTGTTTTTAATAAATATTTCTTTAATATCGTATTTTGTCGGTTTGGTTACTGATACTCTGTTTAAATACTCTAATATTTCCCCTTGATTCATTATTCTTTCGTTTTGATGTGTTAATGATTTTTGTAATTGGAAGTGTTCAAAGAATATTTCTTCTACTGGATAAACGTTTTCATTTTCTTGGGAGTTTTGTTTTAAGTATTCAATATCTTCGTGAGTTCTTATAATCCAATCAAAACCGTTTTTAAGTAGGTTATAAGCTTCTATAATCAACTTTGTTTTGTCTATTGATAATACTTTGTCATAATCAATATGTTCTACATTTATAGGTAAAATTCTACGATTACCTGTTACATCTTTTAGAATGTCAATTTCATTTGTTGTACCGCAAAGAATAGCGCGTCTTTTGAATGTTGAAAATGTACGTGCGTATTGTCTACGCTGATGCACTATATTGATATCTGATATAGCTTTATATTCTTTAACATCTTTAAAGGCTTTACCGCCAAATTCATCATCTAATATCATTAATGATGTACACATTGTGTAGAGTGAATCTTTATCTTGACCATTTATTTTAGCTTCAATTAAGTATTGTTCTAATTCTTTAGGCATTATATTTCTAAGGAATGAAGTTTTACCAGTACCATGTTTTTGACCTGTAAGAACTAATGTAAGAGGACAAACAAGTTTTTCATTTTGTGATGAAGTCCAATTATGAACAGCACCTACTATCCATTTTTTGAATGCCCAAACATTATAATCTGATTGAGGGTAAACACATTTGGCATACTCTTCTATTATTCCAGTTGGTTCTGATTTATTTTCATTTAAAAACATTCTAAGTATGTTTGTTTTTGGTATAATAGAACTTTCAAGTATAGAAATAATATCTTGTTTTTTAACGTTATTATCTACGTGTTTCTTAGCACTTAAATAAATATCATTTTGTTCCATGTCGGTAATTTTAGTTTTACCGAAAATATATTTTTCACTTGTTAGTTCGTCAATAGTTGGCTCAAAGTTATCTAGTATAAATTTCTCTAGTACTTCAATTTCTGAAAGGTCATCATTTATTTGGTTTGAATAATCTATTTTAGATTTAATAAGTTCTTCAATCAGCTGCTTATCTTCTGCAGTTGCTTCTATATTGTTAGCAGTCTTTAGATTGGAAGTAATTGAATCTACATTTGGTTTACCTTGTACCTTTGCAATTTTTACACGTTCAATTATTTTAACTGTTTTCTCTGAGTAAATAGAAATATTTTCTTGTTTACAGTAGTAATAGAAAGTACCTATTGATATTGATGATTGATTTTTACAGAAACCTTTATAATCTTTAGAAGTTCTTTTTTCGTTATACTTACCTCCGTAAGAGCAAATAAAATGAAAATACTCTTCTCCTTGTAAACCAAACTTAGAAGCTAAAGACATTCCAATTCTAACATATCTAAAATAATCCTCTTGACATAAGTCAATGCATCTATCTTTTATTTGTTCTAGTATGTTTTGGAAGTCGTCTTGAACGTAAACGAAGTTAGTATTTTTAGGTTCTACAAATCTTTTTTTGTTTTTAGGAATAAACTTATTAGATTTTGGATTGTGATATAGTTCAGGGTCAAAAGAAATATATCTTAATCTATTTTTATTCTTACAAGACTGGTCGATAGTTACCTCAAAGTTATTAAAGTAGTATTCAGAAATTCCATTAAATGAATCCTGGAATTTATCTGAATTAATTTTAATAAATACGCAATAACCGAAACCGCTAAATGACTGATGAATAATGAAAGTATATTTATCATTTTTAATGTTATGGTATTGTTCTTGACTTATTTCTTCATCAATATCAACAACTATTAATCCGTTAAGTTCTTTAATATTGTTAGCTGATTTATCTTTACCTGAATGAAACACACAACTCCCAGTTATTGCAGTTGATTTAGATTTAAGTTTCTTATACTCTTCTAAATTACCTTTTTGCCTTTCTGCTCTAGCTTTTAATACAAGGTCTTGATTTGCACCATGAGTAATAAAACCTATATAATTTTCCATTGAAAGCTCTGTGTTTTCTTTTGTGAAAACATCTTTGTAGTAACTAAATTTCATACTTTTTATCTAATTTATTTATTATTTTATTTTTAATATAATCTATTGTTCTATTGTTATTCGCTTGTATTTCTTTGTTAAATATAATATCAAAGTAACAAGATTTAACTAGATTATGAATTTTTGTATATAATTTTCCATTTTGTTTAGTTTTAATGTATAGTTCTTTAGATACTCCATAAAATTGGAATAAGTCCATTACTTGTTTAATTAAAATTTGGATAGCGAAGTTACTATCTTTATTTTGTGAAATTGTATATTTTACAATTTTTTTACCATTTGGAGGAGGTAATTTAATAATAGGTTTAAAGACTGTATTATCTTCAACTTTATTCTTTACTTTAGGTATTATTTTAAATCCACATTCAGGACATTCATTTAGTGATGCAGAATGAAGATACCCACAACTATCACAAGATTTAACATCTATTGCATCTTCTTTTTTCGCTTTGTCTTTACCTATTCCATGTTTAAATATTTTACACCAATCTCTAGTAGGGTCGCTAAATTCTTGATGTCTATCAATATTACCACCTCCATCTATAAGAATAACTGAATCTTTATAAATTTTATCCGTTACTCTCACACCACGCCCAACCATTTGCAAGAATAAAGAAAGGGAGTTTGTCGCTCTATTCAAAATAATTGCTTCAACATCTGTTACATCGAATCCAGTTGTAAAAACAGATACATTGCAAAGAATAGCGTCAGGAGTTTCAGAGAACCATTTTATTAATTCCTTCCTGTTACCACTTTGTTCTTTATTAACTGAATCAAACATACGTACATTGTAACCAGCTTCAAGAAATTTATTGTAAACGATTAAATTAGTTGTGGATGAATTATTAAATACTATTGTTTTTTTTCCTTTACAAAGTTCTTCATAGTTTAGAATAACATTAAAAACTGCATCTTCATTTGAGTAGATTGAATCTAATGATTTTTTTGTAAACTCTCCAGTACTATCTGTTTTAGCATCTTTTAAATTGGCATAATCTTTTACAAAAGATATTTCTTTAACTAACCTATCCATATCAATTAGTTCTGTAATTTTTGGACCTAAAACAATATCTTCATAAATATTAGATAATGGATAAGGTTTTGAAAACTCCATTGTTTCATGGTTACAGCACTCAGTAACATCTTCATAAGTAGTATTACAAAATTTACATTTAGTGTATTGCTCACGTTTTAATACTACTGGAGTAGCTGTACAACCTAAAATTTTAGCAAAAGGAAAAAAGGAAAATACTTTATCAAATACTAATAAATGACATTCATCTGCAATAATTAAACCTATATCTTTAAAAAAGTAAGGGTTTTTATTTAATCTATTATTTGCAGTTTCTACCATTGCAACGTAGCAATTAGAGGAATGATTAAGTTCTTTAGTTTTAGAAGTAACTGATTCACAAGTTACACCTATACGTGTCATTGATGCAACTGTTTGATTAATTAACTCCGTTCTATGGCAAAGTATAAGAATCTTTTTATTTGTATGCTCAATATATTTTTTTGTAAGAAAGCAAAAGATAAATGTTTTACCTCCTCCAGTAGATAATTGATAAAGTACTCTTTGTTTTGTTTTGAATTTATCAAGAATTTCATTTATTCCATCTTCTTGATATTTAAAAGGTTTAATCATATAATCAAAAAACCCAACAAATCAAGGGTCGTACTTCCTATCATTGCTGGGATTTTAAATAATTTCTTAAATGTTGGTACGACTCAACGACTACAAATATACTAAATATTATTTAATTACAAAATTTTTTTAAAAAGTCTTGTTTATATGTATTTTTGTATTATCTTTGTACAAATATTTAAAACATATAATTATGGAAAAATTACAATTATGGAATCGGGTTGAAAAAACCAATCCAGCTTACACGAAGAAAGCTAAAATTTCAGGACATCAGATTACAGCTATTGCACCACAGTATCAAATCATGCAAGTAACCGAACAATTTGGAGTATATGGTCAAACTTGGGGATTTAAGAATATAAAGTTAGATTATTCATTAACTGAAAAATTTAATCTAGTTGTATTTACTGGTACTTTCTTTTTCCCAAATGGAGAGTTTGAAATAATTAACTCTTGTAAATTGTACATGGATAGAAATTGCACAATGATAGATGATAATTTTGCTAAGAAAATTGAAACAGATGCACTTACTAAAGCAGTATCTAAGCTAGGCTTTAATGCAGATATATTTTTAGGTAAGTTTGATGACGTAAGATACGTTAATGAAATGACAAAAGAATTTACACCAAAAGAAACATTAGATAATGCGAGATTTGAAAAAGCATTACAAACGATTAAAGATGGTAAATATACAGTTGAAAAATTAAAAGACACATACGAATTAACAGAATTACAAACTAAAGCATTATTATTGTTATGAGAAACGAAGAAGCATTAAATGACTTTTACGAGTTGCAAGAAGAGAACAAAAACTTTTTTGAAGTATCGAAAAAGGTAACTGTACCAAATATTTTAACTAGCATTGATACCATAGTTAATAAAGTTGATTTAGGAGAACTTAACGGACTAGATGCTTTTAGTTTATTTAAGAAGTTAGAAAAAGCCTTTACAGAAGCTAAAAAGACTATTGAGGGTGCAGCACTAGATGAAGCTGAAAAGTTTGGTACATCTTCATTTGAAAGTAACGGACAAAAGTACGAGTTAAGAAATGGTGCAACCAGGTTTAGCTTTGATCATATCGAAGAATATAAAGAGAAAAAAGCAGAGTTAAAAGCATTAGAAGAAAAGTATAAACTAGCTTATAAGAATAATAAACTTAATTTAAGTAGTTTAGATGAAAGTACAGGAGAAGTAATAGAACTTCCAAGAGTAACACAAAGTAAATCAAGTTTAATAGTAAAAAAGTAAATATGAAAAAAGTAAAGTACAAAGGCAACCGAACCTTAAACATTCCATTCACGGAGGAGGAATTGAAAGCATTAGCAATCCACTCCATCGAAACTGGAAGAACAAAATACGAAATAATAAGAGATTGTATTTTTAGTAAAGAATTTTTAATAAGTAAATAAATAAATATGAGTGCAATAATTAACGCAAGTATCGACTTATCTAAGGTAGATAAATCAAGAATCTTTGAGAAAGATGGTAAGAAATGGTTAAACCTTTCAATTAGTGTAAATGATGAAACAAGGTACGGTAATAATGTTGGAATAGCATTAAGCCAAAGTAAAGAAGAACGAGAAGCCAAAACACAAAAAACGTTTATTGGTAACGGAAAAGTGGCATGGACTGATGGCAGTATAGTTGTAGCAACTAAAGAAGAGCAACCAACAGCAAATGCTGAAGATCTATTTTAAATAAAATAATTAAATAAATAATAACCTCAAATTCAAATTGTTAGAAGAGCGTAAATTAATTTTTACGCTTTTTTTTGTTTTTATACTTGTTAATTAAAATAAAGTTTGTATATTTGTAGAAACATTTAAACAAATAGAAATTATGAAAATGGAAACGCTTTATATTCACGATGGAGTAGCTTATTTAAGCAAAGATCTAGCTATATTAAATGGTGCTGACAAATTAAGTTTACACACTGTAAAACTAAACGAAACAGAAACTGAAAACATCAACTTTAATGTTGTAGGACTTGAAGAAATGTATGTTGAAGATGACTACAAAGAAAACCAGGTTGTAGTAGAACTTAATAATAGTTTAGAATATTTAGCACCTAGTATAGATTTTAAAGGACTTTCAAAATATACAGAGGTAGCTTTAAATCAAGCTTGTGTAGATTACACCGTAGAATTTATATTTGATAATAACATTAAATTTGATTAATTATGAAAATTACAATTAATGAATTAAAAGAACAGATTTCTTTTAATGTAGGAGATAA